TGAAAAGTCAAACTTTTCGGTTCCTGCTTTTAGCGCGGGGTGTGTCGGTGCTACTAGTGGTGTCATGATTGAAGTCCTGCAGGATCGCCGATCATAGAGAAGTTCTTATTCTTTACGAACCGAATGACAGAATGGAATTTGTCAAAAAGAGTCGCCCCCTTGTGACTGATAATGAACGTATTCGTTTTGTCTGTAAGCGTTTCGAGAATTTTAATGAATTCCTCGGTGCCTGCAGTGTCAAGCGAAGAGTCGAAAACTTCGTCCATGATGAGCAAATTGGTGCTGGCGCTATTGCGCATTTTTGCAACAGCACGCCATGCAAACAGAATTGCCAAATCGATTCTAAGTTTTTCACCTTCAGAGAAACTGGCATACGAAAACTCATCTCTGAACCTCGACTTTATTTTTTCATTGAAGTTTTCGTCAAGTTCGAACTGACAAAAGAAATCCATGGCGGCGAGATATTTGTTGATGAGTTTATTGATCACAGGGATATACTGTCTGATGATTTTTGTCTTGATACCGCCGTCTTTAAGCATGTATGCAGCGACCTCAAACACTTCACGCTGATTAACCAAATCTTCTTTTGTTTTTCGCAGTTGGCCGAGTTCGACATTCAACGAATTTAGCTCTTCTACACTTGTGGTGTTGATTTTCTGTGGCAGAGAAAGTTGTTCTATTTCGTCGGCAATCAGTTTTGCGTGGTTCTTTTTGAACTTGATCTCGGAATTGTTGTCCGCAATTTTTGCAGAGAACTCATTAATTTTTTTGGTCACCTGCTCGATTTCAACCAGCCGCGTATTCGTCTTGACATACTCGCTTTCGAGTTTTTCTAAACCCAAGACAATTTCTTGACTTTTTGCGCGACGATCAGCAACGGTTTCAGTTTTAAACCGCTCATCAATACCCTGCAAGCAAGTAGGGCAGTTATCATTCTCCTCAAAGAATGCCATATCCTTTTTGAGGTTTTTGATTCTCGTTTCTAGCTTCCGCTCCATCTCAACAATTTTAGTCATTTTTGCTGAGACAGAACCTTTGTCTGAAATTTGTGCTTCGAATTCTGCAATGAAGTTACATAGGGTCTCGTTTGCTTCCTCGAGCTCTTTGCAGGCCGCATAGTAACCCGCAATCGTAGCGTGCTTCTGATCTATGATAGCGGTATTGTTTCTTTTCAGCGCATCAAGGTGGGTTCGGTGTAGTTCTATTTTTTGCTCTGCCATATCGATGCGATATACTGTATCAAGGATGGCGCTTTTGTTGAGGGCGATCCTTTCCTTCAGCAGCACATTCATCGTTGAGAAAATTTGAATGTCCAGCAAATCCTCGATGACTTCTCTGCGGTCCTGCGCCGTCAGTTGCATAAACGGCATGAAGTTCGCTGAACCCAAAATGACAATCTGACTGAACGACTTATGGTTCATTTTCAGAATAGTTTGTTCGAGGGCGTCCTGATATTCGCGAGCATTGCTGCTTTGGTTCAGAAGTTTGCCGTCAATTATAATATCAAATATTGCTGGCTTGATGCCCCTACGTATCAGGTATTGCTTGTTGCCTATTTCGAACTCGACCTCAACGACGGTTTCTTTTTGTGTAATGGCGTTAACGAGTTGTGGGCGATTGATTTTTCTGAAAGGTTTGTTATACAGCACAAAGGATAGCGCGTCAAGGATAGTGCTTTTTCCTGCACCGTTCTCCCCGACAATGAGCGTTGACTGCGAGCGATTTAGAATGACTTCGGTGAATTGATTTCCTGTTGATAGGAAATTCTGCCACCTGATTTTCTTGAAAAATATAATGGTAACTCTCCTCTATTCTACGTTAATCGCATCAACGTAAAGCTCGCCTAAGAATTTGTTGAGACGTGAACGATCAACACTCGTTTCGATTTGATCAACGTATTTCTTAAGAATTGTTAAGGTGTCTTCTGTCTCATCAAACAGTTCTTCTTCGGTATTGAGATTTAGATTGTCATCAACAACTTGAATGTCTAATACTTCGGCTTTTTCTAGTTTATCGATGAAAAGATCAAACCAGTAGGGGTTCGTTTTTGCTTGCACAATCACCTTGACATAGGATCCTTTATACTTCTCAACATCAAAATCCATCAGTTCCTCTAGCGTGCATGATGCATCAGAATAGAAGATCTTATTGAACATCGTATACGGGTTTTGAATATATGTCAACTCCCGCGTTTCAGTATCTAGGATGTGAAACCCACGTGGGTCGTTATAGTCAGACCATGTCATTTGATACGGCGCACCCAAGTAGGTGATGTTTCCTTTCGACGACTTATGGTGAAAGTGTCCTGAAAGGACCATTTCGAATTTTGAAAACACACTCGTTTCAAACCCATGGTCATTGACTGCGCCACGATACATTTCGAACCCTTGAATTTCAAGATGCCCGAAAAGAATTTGTGCAGGGGTGTCTTTCAGGAATTGCATCGACTGTGCATAATTGTCGGTGCAAACCCAAGGAAGAATTGCGATCTTCGTTCCATCGATATCAATCGTTGATGCCACAGAGTGATAATTCACTTCATATTGTGAGTGGCAGAACAATTCATGCATGGCATTCACCTCATTTGTATTCTTAAATGAGGTGTCATGGTTTCCGACGATCACGTCTAGAGCTATACCGTTGGTGTGACATGTTTCGACAAAATTCCGCAAATGGCGAGCCGTAATGAAATTGATATACTTTCGCCTATCGACGATATCACCCAAATGCCAAATTTTCTTGATGTTGTTCTCTTTCAGATAAGGAAAGAAAATATCATCGTAGAATTTGTTAAAGTGCGCTGCGAAAGCCACCGAGTCATTTCTCGCGCCCCAGTGCGTGTCTGTAATCAAAGCAACTAGCATTGATTAAAAAACTTTATCGGCAATCGATGCAACTCGATCATGTTCAATTTTTGCCTTCGTTTGATCCTTGACACTCTGAGGCCGTTGCAGGTTCATTTTTGTATACTGGTTCATTGCAGCAGCGCAATAGTCCCGAATGTCTTGAAGGGTCCTTGAATGATTGAAGCGGATGTCCGCACGTTCATTAGGATCAAGCGCACCTAGCGCATACTGCCTGACGATGGCAGGAACGTTCTCGTAGGCTGATAGGTTTAATTTAGCACTCATAAGCGATCTCCTCAATAAATTTATCTAGCGCACCTGTCTTTGATTTTCGTGGCGCACGAGATGGTTTTCCTGGTTTGATATTATTTTTCAACTCAAAATCTGCGATTTTAGAAGTATCGATTTGTGGCCCGTTGCCGTGTTGTGCAACGCCCTCGAAAGGTTGATTGGCAAGCAGGCCCATAACCGATCCCATTTCGATGGATTTTTGCTTAATGTAAGCGTGCTTCTTTTCCTTCTCAATACGCTGCAGAAACGCAAAATATATGATCTGTGTGAAATACGAGAACGGGTTTGTTGATTTTTCAGGATCAAAATTGTGAATGTATCTACAACACGTTATGATGCCATCACTAATCATGTCGTCTTTGTAACTATAAGACGAAAAATTAGGTTTGGTCGCCAATCGATATGCCGTTTTGTATATACAGGTTCCTATATAATCAGGTATTCGAGGACGTTCTGCAGCATTTACTGTTGCGTCTCTACATGCAGCGATATACTTAGTCATCTCTGCATACAGTAATTTATTGTCCACATAATGAACTGGTTTCTTTTTCACTAGTATGCCTCTATGATAATTTAATGAATACTTCTCGCGACATGCGATTCTGATATGGTTTGAAGAATGGTAGTGTCAATATCGGGAGCAAGAATTTTTTTATGCGCTTCGACACTGTGCAGATAGAATTTGACATAACTATCGCGCGGCGTTGAAGTTGAAATGATTGCTTGCTTTCTGATAAAGGATTTATCGTCATCCTCAGCAAAAAGGTGCCACTTCACCACATACCCGTCACAGACAAGCATTGCGTTCAAAAGAACGATGCCGTCAAAGTCCTCACTTGACACAACCTCCCCGATGACCTGTTGGTCGTTGGAGAGTTTGATCAAAACGTATTGTTCTTCCGTCATACGTCGTCTTTCATTCCTACTGTGTAGATCCTGTAATCAAAGCCCTCATGTGCATAAATGGCTACTCTTTCCTCGAAATGCTTCAGAGTGAAATTGTGCCCTCCAAAATCATCGACTATGTCATACAATATGGCACCCGTTTCTTCTTTTTCTTCGTGCTTTCTAAGCATTCTTCCGATAGATTGTAACACTTTGATTTTTGATTTCGATGGTGCCGCTGCAATCATGTGCTTCAATCGATTGATTGAAACGCCCGTAGAAGTCGTCCCGAGCGATGCAATCAATATTGCGTTGCCCTCTTCTTCTACTGCCTTTCTGATTGCCTCGCGCTGTGCCGCTTTGACACTACCATCAATATAGTAAACATTCTGTGCTTCATTTATTAATAGATCATACAATAGCTTACCATGCTTGTCAACCAATTTAAAGAAAAGAAGTTTATTTCCTTCAAGAGAAAGAGTCAAGTTTTTGATGAACTTGTTTCTTCCAGGATGTTGCGCAATGTAATCGATCTCGTCTTGATACGTTTTACCTAATGCCTTGAGTTCGCTTTTTGATTTTTTTGTGTGTTTAAGAATGATACACTTGATTGTTAGTTTCGAAACCTTACCATCTTTCATAAGTTGCTCAGTCGTCGTCACTGCATACCTTGGGCCAAACAATCCTTCGATGGTTGCTGTGTTCAATGGTAAGTCATCTAATGTGCCTGTTGTTCCGAACCGATAAGGGCAATCAACCATTTTACCTGCGATTTTAACCAACTGCATCGCTTTAGCGGTATGGCATTCGTCAACAATCAATACTTTGAACTGTGAATACCACTCTTTGTTTACGCTATATTTGCCGTTATCAATCGATTGCCAGCACGCAATGGTTATATCTTGATCAATTATGCCTTTGTTCAACCCGTTTGTTGATAAATGACACTCATCCTTATACCCGTAATCTTTGAAGTCATTTGCCATTTGAATGACCAAAGACGTAGTGGGAACGATGATAAGTTCCTTGATGTTACCCTTTGCCAGATACCACATACATACAATGTATATGATCAGCGATTTTCCTGATGATGTGGGGGAAACGATAGTTCTTCTTTTTGAACGCAAACACTTGATGACTGCCTTTACTTGATAGTCATGCGGAACAATGTGTTTCGGAAGGTTCAGCGTTTCGATGAATTTTCTAACTTCATGCTCAGAGACATCGTTGTATGCCAATTCATCGTCAAATGAAAATTGATACCCGCGACTGTCACAGAACTTTTTGACGCGCTGTGCCAAACCCGCATACAACAGGCCTGTCATGTTGTTTAGTAGTCTGAGTTTGCCGTCCCAGACTCTCGCTTTGTATTTGGGATGGAACTTGTAGTTCTCAGCAAAATATGTCAGATGGTCGGATAGCTCCATCATGATACCCATATCAGCATCAACTTTAACATATACGTCGTTGACGTATCTCAAATGAACATGTCCCATGAAATTCCTTAAGCGCCTGTTTTGAAGCGCTCCCAATCTAGTGCTGTCTTAAGAAGGTAACCCCGATTTGTCAATGATCTAATAATGCTATCAAGCAACTCAATTTTCTCTTGTTGAATGCCTATTTTCAATGTATGATCAATGATATCAGGATCTGCATCTACATATGTATTAGCATCTGATTTGATCACTTTGCCTACAGCGGGTAACTGCCACCCAAGATCACGTGTCTCAGTGGTAGGTCCTTGTGTGTAGAACTCGAACTTGCTTAGTTTTAGTGTTTTGAATTCTGCTTCATATTTTCTCAGACGCAGGCGCTCCTCAACATAAATAGCATAGTACTTAGCATGGAGCTTGGGTATCAATAACGCTTCATCACCCAATTCTGATCTGTTGATATTGGAATCTACATTCCACAGCATAAAGATATCATCTAATTTCATTGTTTAACCTAGTATTGTTTTGCTACATAAATGATTATAACGCCGAGTAGCCTAGTTGTCAACCAAGAATCACAATTTAGTTATGTCGTATGACCTGTATCTGAACCTTGCTGTAGCAGTAACATAATCAACATCTGGTCTAGTTGACGACATATCAAAACCTGTGAGCGAGATCGGGAAAGCGGATTTGAAATTGAAGACGTAATTGGGGTTCATTGCGCTGTTCAGAATCGTTACCGATATGTCTGATTCTACCCCTCGCGGGTCGCCAGCAGGCGCTTCAGTTAGCAGTTTGATCTCGTCGAAATTTTCAGGAAAACCTAGCGCTCGCATCCAATTGTGAATTTCTAGCCAATTCGACAGATCCTCGGCGACCATGA